TCGCGGGCGAGGCTCGGGACCACGAACCAGCGTTGGCAGTGGCGACAGCGCAAGAGGTCGTCGTACTGCTCGCTGGACGCGCGAAGAGGACCCTGCCGCTGGGCATGGTCCTCCGCGGTCAATGCTCACCGCCGTTCGTGGTCGTGTCAAGCACTGGCATCGGCGCGGCGCCCCTCGGCGAGGCGGATGACGTCGGCCACGCGGTAGAGCTTGCGCCCGTCCGCGTTGCGGCCGCGGGCCTTGAGCTTGGGCGGCCCGTACAGGGCTTCGCCGTTGTCGTCGGTCCCGAGGTAGGTACGGCCGGCCCACCTGCGCAAGGTGCCGGGCTTGATCCCGGTACGGCCGGGTAGGTCGCTCATGGTGAGCTCGCCGGCGTGCTGGACGTAGTCGACTGCGACCCGGGCTCGGTAGTCGTGCTCGGTCCACCAGTGCTCGGGTTCGTCGGGGCAGTGCCAGGTGTCGAGGTCGCCGGCGCACGTCTTGCAGCCGTCTGGGTACGCGTTGGATCTCGGCGGATTCCCGCATCCCTTACCGGCCTTGAGCTTCGGGTGATCGGCGTAGCGCTTCCGGAGACGCGGGCCGGATCCGCGGTGTTCGATGCAGCGCGGGCAGTGTCGGCCCTGTTCGGGGGTCCGGCTGTTGTGCGTGATCTGCTCGAGGTGCTCGCGGCACTGCGTGAGGTCGCGGGTGAAGAGCTCGAAGAGGTCCTGGTGGGGGAACGGCCCTTCGAGCAGTTTCCGGAGGTAGTTGGCGGCGCTGACGACGGTGACGAACAGGTCGGTCTGGGGCCCGTAGAGGTCGCGCAGCATCATGTCCCAGCGCCCGAGGACGGAGTACGGGTGGTGCGGGTCGTCGTCGTGGAAGCGGTCGTGGCGCGGCCAGTCGCACCAGCCGCGCTGTTGGTAGGCGACGCCGAGACGTCGTCGGTGTTCGGCGTACTGGCCAGGGTCAGCTGCGGGGCCGACGAGGTTGAACGCCTCGGAGTCGACACCGGTGCCGGCGGCTTCGTCGAGGAGCAGGCTGAGGTAGTCGGCTTGGCCGATGCGGAGCTCGACGTCGGTGTCGACCAGGGCGTAGAGGTCCTCGATGGTGGTGAGGTCGCGCTTGGCCTTCCCGATGCAGCGTGGACAGGTCCAGAGGTCGGCTTCGTGGTTGACGTGGTGAGGGCAGTCGCGCAGGCCGCAGTGGTCGTCTCCGCAGGGCTTGCAGCCTCGGCAGGTGCTGTCGACGCAGTCCCGGAGGTGCTCGAGGGTGAGCCAGCCTCGGTCCGTGTCGAAGTGGCAGGTCGGTGGCTTGGTCACTCGTCACATCCGCAGGCGCCGGAGATCGAGGGCACGATGAAGCAACGTGGGCACGCCGAGCGTGCGGGCACTTCGGTGAAGGCGACGCATCCGTCGTGGATGAGCTCGTTGTCTTCGTACCTGACGGTTTCCCCGGGGAGGATTGGGTTGCCGCAGTCGGCGGCGCAGTGCCCGGGGTAGCGGGCTGCGAAGGGCGGGCTGGCACTCATGCTGGTTCCTGTCGTCGGCGGGCCGCGATGCGGGCGATGTCGGCGGGGGTCGGGGTCTTCGGCTTGGTGGTGGCGGCGAGCCAGTCGTCCTTGTCGATCTCGCCGTTGCGGACGCGCTGGGGCTTGTGGCCGAGGTGGAACCAGTCGCAGTCGAGGCACCGGTAGACGCCGAGCGACTTGTCCTGGTGCTTCCGGGCGGACTTCTTCGCCTGTGCCCGGGACGCGTACGCCACCTTGTGGCTCGGGCAGTTGCCGCGGCCGGCGGGGATGAGGTTCTTGCTCACGACCGCCTCGCCTTCTCGCGGGCGATCCGCAGCGCCTCAGCGGCGGGCATGGGCGGCTCTGGGTCGGGGTCGTTGTACGCGCGGACACTGTCGACGTTGCAGGGCCCGCAGTACGGCGGCGGCTCCTGGCCGGGGTGCTTGGGGCAGTCGACACCCGGCTTTGCGGGTCCGGGTGTGACGCGTGCTTCGCCGGCGGCGGCTGCACGCCACCATGGGCCAGCTTCGAGGACGCGAGCGGGTCGTTCGGTGGCGAAGGTGCCGTCGGGCTTGATGTCGAGGGCGACCCAGACGAGGGCGACGGCGGCGTCCTGGTAGGAGCGCTTCGAGAGGTTGTTCGTGATCCACGTGGTGAGCGACGAGATGGGCCAGTCGGGGCGGAGCTCGTTGAGGGCGTGGGCGAGTTGTGAGACCTGGTTGCCGTTCACGTCCAAGTCCAATCGCCGAAGGCGTGCGCCGTGGTGAGTCGAGAGGTTTGGTCTTGGAGGTGAACCTCGTTCCTTGTTCCCCGTTCCCTAGTTCCCTTGTTCCGAGAGTGAGGCGTGAGTGAGACCGTCATCGGTCGCTCAGTGAGGGCTCCGTGAGGGTTCAGTGAGTTCGACATCAGAACAGCCCCTCCGGCTCGTGCTCGGGACAGGACGGGAGTCGTGACCGTGTCGGCCGGTTGATCTTCTGATGCTGCGTCCACTTCGGCGCGTGGATGTAGCCGACGCCGTCGACCTGGTACCGGCAGAGCGCGGGCTCGTCGCTCGGCTTGAGTCGAGGCGGTGACGCCATCAGGTCCAGCCACTTCGTGAGCTTCTTCTCGGTGACGTCCTGATCGTTCGGGAAGCACTCGCCGAGGATGCTGCGGAGGTTCTCGATGCCGCGGCCGCGATCGTCGAGGTACATGGACAGGTAGTGCCAGGCGAGCCGCACTTCGCGCGGCCACGAGGCGAGCGTCAGCGACTTCGCTGCCTCGGGCTTGATGCTGCGGATCCGGGCCATGTCAGTTGCTCTCCTCGAGTTCGATGACTTCCATCTGGTCCGTGCTGGCGCTGTCCTGCCGCAGTTGCTCGGCGGCTTCGCGGGTTGGTAGGCCGCGTGACCACGGGAACTGCCAGGAGCCGTAGAGGCGCCCGTACGGCGTGTCTGGGCGGTAGCGAACGGCGAAGCTCACACGCCCACCTCCGCTGGCCGTACGGCCTGTTTGGCGGCCTTCGCGAGCTGGTCGGCGAGCTCGTTGCCGGGGTGGCCGACGTGCCCGCGGACCCATGCGAACCGGACCTCGCCGCGGCGCTCGAGGACGTCAGCGATGAACGGCTGCCAGAGGTCGGTGTTCGCGACATTGCGCCACTCGCGGCGGTCCCACGCTTTCCACCAGCTCTCGGTGAAGCAGCGGACGACGTATTGGCTGTCGGAGACGACGAGCAGCAGGCCGGGCAGGCTCTTCACGGCTTCGTGGGCGGCGAGGAGCTCCATGCGCTGGTTCGTGGTGTCCGGGTGCCCACCGGAGTCCTGGCGGCCGGCGTAGGGTCCGTCGAGGACGCACCACGCCCATCCACCCGGACCCCATCGCCCGGTCGAGGAGCCGTCGGTCCAGACGGTCGTGTACGGCAGGTCGGTCGCGATCGCCGGGACGGACATGCCGTCTGCGGGTGCCGTCACGACACCGCCGCCTCGTCCTCAACGAGGTCGAAGAGGCCCGGCATGCTCGACGCTTCGTCGTGAGCCTGCAGGTACTTCACGCCGTCGAGGAAGTAGCCGGGGTTGAGCTCGACGGCGCGGCCACGGCGCCCGGCCTTCAGGGCGCGCAGCGGGACCGTGAAGAGGCCGCCGAACGGGTCGTAGACGAGGTCGCCGGGGTTGGAGAACCTGTTGATGAGCCGGTCGACGATGTCGAACTGCAGTGGGCAGACGTGCATCGCCTGGGCCTTGCGGGACTGCTCGGTGTTGAGGGTGAGGATCCGGTTGACGTCATGCCAGACCTCGGGGTGCCAGGATCCGGGGGCGAGGGACATGAAGGTCGCGGGGAGTGCGCCGCGACCCTCGAGCTCTTCGCCGATGCGGATGTGCGACTCGTAGTCGTAGACCTGCCGGAGTGTCTGCTCGGTGAAGAGCCGCGACATCTGGTCGGGCGGGAGCGCGGCGAGCTCATCAGGGGTGAGTGGCCGGTCACCGTTCGACCGCCAGAACGCGTGTGCATCGACCTGCCAACGGGCCCGGGTGTAGTCGGCCTTGTCCTTCGTGACAGGTGTGTCGGCGTACCCGCGGGTGCGGTCGGTTTGGGGCTTGCGGAACAGCAGGATGTACTCCGGGGACCCGGCGCCCATCTTCGTGCCGTCCTTGCACTGCTCGGACCAGCCGAGCCGGTACGTCTGGTTGTTCTCCCGGACGACGTCGGTGACGACGGTGACCATGCCCATGTAGTCGAACCCGTGGCGGCGGCCGTGCATGAGCGCTTCGGCGTGGAACGGGGAGACGGTGGGTGCGCCGGCGCCGGTGACCGAGCCGAACAGGATCCGGTCCTTGACGTGGCAGGCGTAGACCCGACCGGGCGCGAGGACGCGCAGCAGCTGGGGCGTGAGGTAGTCCATCTGCGACCAGAAGTGGTCGTTGTCGTCGGTGTGGCCGAAGTCGTTGTACGAGGGCGTGTATTCGTAGTGGTTGGCGAACGGGATCGAGGTGACGATGAGGTCGACGGAGTCGTCGGCCATGTCCTCGGTCTCGGGTACGCAGTCGTTGTTGGCGACGAGCCAGCCGTCGCCGGACGCTTCGACCCGGTCGACGCCCATGGATCGGGAGAGGGCGACGTCGACGGCGACCTTCGACAGGCCGTGTTCGCGGATGATCTCGGTCATCGTGTTGGTCAGCTCCTCGTGCTGGGCCCACTTCTGTTGGAGGGTGCGGACGACTTCGATCTCGGTCTCGGCGTAGATGACGTCGATCCGGACGCGCTCGGTTTGCAGGAACCGGTGGATGCGGTGCAGGGACTGGATGAAGTCGTTGAACTTGAACCCGACGCCGACGTAGATGGCGCGGTGGCAGTGCCGTTGGAAGTTGCAGCCGGACCCGGAGAGCACGGGCTTGGTCAGCAGGAGCCGACTGTGGCCGTCTGAGAACTCGAGGATCCGGCGCTCGCGCTCGTCCAGGTCGAGCGACCCGTACACCGCGACGGCGTCAGGCAGCGCGGCCGCGAGTGCTCGGCGTTCGTCTTCGAGGTCGTGCCAGACGATGAAGTGATCTTCGGGTGAGGCGTTGACGATCTCGGCGGCCTTGTCGACCCTGGCGTCGAGGGTGTCGCGCTTGGTGCGGGATGCGGCGGTGACACCGAGCGCGCCGCGCTGGAACAGCTGGACGCGGCCGTCGGCTTCGACCTCGGGGTTCGCGAGGTGGTCGACGGGGATCTGATGCCAGACCACTTCGATGTCGGGCAGGTCGTACCCGGTGGCGTCGTACCCGAGGTCGGCGGGGGACTGCAGGAAGATCGCCCACGTGGTGAGCCACAACCAGAACTCGCGTTCCTTGTGCGGGTAGAGGGTGAGGTTGTTCGCCTGCGTCGAGTCGCGCTGGAAGAACCGCGTGAGCGCCTGGCCGGTGTCCATGACGCCGAGGAAGCCGGCGTAGTGGATGAGTTCCTTGTACCGGTTCGGTGACGGGGTGGCGGTGGCGACGAACCGGTAGGGGACGGCGTCGAAGAGCGCGAGGAACGTCTGGTAGGTCTTCGACCCGAAGGACCTGAGGACGCTCGCTTCGTCGAGGCTGACGGCGTCGAACAGGTTCGCGTCGAGGCGTCCGTCGCGGATGGACTCGTAGTTGGTGAGGTAGATCCCGGGCCCGTCGACCTCGTCGGTTCGACGCACGAACGTGACGGTCTGGTCGAGCATGGCGGCGTCGCGGATGAACTCCTGGCGGACTCCGAGCGGGCACACGATCAGCGCGCGGCCGCCGCCGTGCTCCTCGAGGGTGAGGCGGAGGACCTCGAGCTGCATGACGGATTTGCCGAGCCCGAAGGCGGCGAAGATCGCGCGACGGCCGCCGGCGACGGCCCAGGCGACGATGTCGCGCTGGTGCGGCTTCAGGACCTGGTGGACCCGGACGGGGTCGACGTCGAACCCGCAGGCGGAGTCGAAGTTGATCTTCTCGGCGAGGAACTCGGCGTAGGCGGTCACGCGGATCGCCTGCCTTCGTAGGCGTTCCAGTCGCGTGGGTTGCGGGCGATCATGGTGGTCCAGAACGGGATGCGGTTGCGACGCGCCCACTTGTCGAGGTGGCGGTATTCGAGTCCGAGGCGGCGTGCGGCGCCCTTGCCCGACTCGCCGGTGTCGTACATCCAGCGGAGGTCCTCGAGCCTGTTCTGGCTGACTGCCTTGACCCAGCCGGCCCTGCTCATGACAGGGTCTCCACGACGCAGGCGATCAGGTCGCGGGCGGCCGGGGGCGTGACGGCGTTGCCGGCCATCCGGACCCGCTCGCGGCGGGTTCCTTCCCAGATGTAGTCGCCGGGGAACGCCATACCGGCGGCGACCTCGTGCGGTTCGAGCATCCGGAACAGGCAGTCGTCGACCTGCGCCTCGGCCGCGGCCAGGTCACCCGGTGTGAGGACCGACTGGTGCCCAGCGGTGGTGAGGGTCCGGAGTGCCTCGGTTGCGGGCGTGGTCATCTCGGCTCCGCCGCCGTTGTTGCGCATGACGAGCGCGTACCGGTCGACCGTGGTCAGCGCGCCGATCGCCTCCGACGTCGGCCGCGCTGACTGGCTCGCGCCGTAGTACGGCGTCACAAGCGCGTTGCCGTCGTTGGTGGTCTGGGTGGCGAGCGGGTGGCGACTGACGTCGACCGAGTCGTCCGTCCACGTACCGCCGACCGGTGTCACGAGGCCGTGGTGATTCCCGGCCGCACAGAACGTGGCGAGCGCCTCGCTGATCGCTCGCGCGTCCGAGCCGCCGCCGCGAAGCTCGGCGATGAACGGCTGCACCATCGCCGTCTCGAGCCGGGTCGTCATGGTGCGGAGCGGCTCGCCCATGGTGCGGGCCTGCTTGCCCTCGCGGCCCTCGACGGGGATGGCCAGCGCCTTCGACTCGATCGTGTGCAGCGTCTTCAGGACGTCGTACGTCGACCAGGCGCGGTAGTAGCCGTTGGGGTCGTCGTAGTTGAGGTGCTTCGGGTCGGCGGCGTCGTACGTGTGCCCGCCCGCTTCAAGGTGGATCGGGTGCCAGTACCGGGCGATGCCGGCGGCGATCCGGCGCCGGGTCTTGTCGGCGAGCTGCTTGTCTCGGTCGCCGATGCGGGTGCCGGGTAGGGACCAGTCGATTGCGGCCGCGGCCGGAAGCCAACCAGGTTCGACGATCTGCCCCCGGCACGTGTGCTTGGGGCACCGGTAGACGTACTGCGACCGGTAGCGACCGACGGTGTTGCCCGGCTTCTTCCACGACTGCAGTGCCTCGACGACCTCGTCACAGCTGGGGCAGTAGGAGCGCGGCCGCTGCATGCCCGCGAGGTCCGGCCGGGGACTGCCCTTGCGGGTGCAGACGGCGTACCAGCGGTCCCGGGACTGTGGGGCGGGCAGTCCGCCCTTCTGGGCGTGCATGCTGTTGAGGGACACGATCTGTACCTCGTAGCCGAGGTTGTCGAGCGCCATCAGCCACGCGGGGTACGGCGCCCACTTGGCGACGTCGACGACGTTCTCGACGACGATCGCGGCGTACCGGTGGACCTCGGCGAACCGGATGACGTCCCACATTGTGGCCCGGGACCGTTCGGCGGCTTCGTCGGGCAGGACCTCGCCGAAGATGTCGGGCTGCCCCGTGTCCTTCCGCTTCCGGCCCTTCGCCTGGGAGTGGTTGGTGCACTCGGGTGAGGCCCAGAGGATGTCGGTCCGGGGTGTGCGCCGAGGGTCGTACTGGGAGATGTCCGCGCAGAGGTGGTCGGCGTCGGGGTGGTTCGCGTTGTGGACCTCGACAGCCTTGGGCCAGTGGTTCGCGGCGAACTTGACCTCGACGCCGTCGACGTCGATCGCGCCGGTCGAGGACCCGCCCGCGCCAGCGAACAGGTCGGTCATGGTCAGCATCAGGCAGCGACCTTGCCGACGTAGTTGCGGTCCTCGTCGCGGACCTGCTCCGGCCGCGGCATGAACACCTCGACGAACGCGCCCGTGTCGAGAGCGAGCCACGCGTAGTTGCGGATGCTCGACATCGACCACACCTGGCCGCCGACGCGGGTGCCGTCGTTGAGCACCACGGCGACGGGCGTGCCGATCTTCCAGCTTCGTGCGCGGTCCTTGCCCGGGCCACGGAAACCGAGGTCGTGGGCGGCCTGCTCGAATAGGGCGCGGTCGGTGTAGGTGACGCCGCCGACGACGCCGCGGAACTGGTTCTTGGTCATGCGGTCTTCCTCCTGGGCATGACGACGGCGGCCGGGGAGTCGGCGTCGGTCGGGCGGATGATGAGTGGCTTCTTGTCGTCGACGAAGCCGAGGTGGGCGCGGTCGCCGGCGACGGCGAGCAGGGACTGCACGAGGAACGCGCCGTTGAACAGGGCGGAGATCTCGCCGTCTGCGGTGCACTCGACGTACTCGGCACCCTCCGCGGTGGTTGAGTCGGAGGTGATGGCGACCTCGTCGGGTGTGACCGACAGCAGCACCCGGTCGTGTGCGTCGCCGACGAGGGTGGCCCGCTTGATGGCTTCGGCCAGGTCCTTCGTGTCGACCTCGACGGACACGACGGGCGGGATCTTGAAGTAGGGGTCGGGGTTGACGTGCTGCTCGTCGAGGATCCGGGTGACGACTGTGCGGTGCGTGTCGGCGAGCCCGAACGAGCCGCCTTCGACGCCGATCTCGACCGTGCCGGTCATGCCCTTGAGGGCAGCGGACAGGCCGGAGCCGATGACGTTGATCTCGAAGTCGCTGCCATCGGTGAGGGCGGTCTCGGCGCGGGCGATGCGGAACCGGTCGGTCGCGAACGCCGTGAGGGTGTTGCTGGTGCCGCGCAGGTTGATCGCTTCGAGGATGGGGACGTTGTCGTTCACGGCCGCGGCGTGCTCGACGGTGCCGACGAGGTGCGCCAGGTCCTCGGCTGCGACCTGCCCGGCGAGTGTGGGGAACGCGGGCAGCTGCGGGTAGTCGGCGAGCGGCATGACGCCGAGCCGGTACGTGGACCGCCCGGCCTGCACGGTGAGCCGGGTGTCGTCGAGGACGAGCTCGAGTTCTTTGCCCTTGATCGCGGTCACGATGCTGCGGAACATGGGCCCGGACACGAGGACCTCGCCGTCGGTGACGACCTCAGCGGACACGTGGGCGACGTGGGCGGCTTCGTAGTCGAACGCTGCGAGGGTGAGCATGTTGTCGACGGCGGTGAGCCGGATGCCGCCCATGGCGGGTGTGGTGGGCCTCTTGCTGATCGCCTGGGCGACCCAGCCTGCGGCGTCGGCGAGGGTGGCTCGGTCGAGCCGGACTTTCATGGTGCTCACAGGTCCTCCATCTGGGCCACGGGAGTGGCAGCGACTGCGCGTGCGGCGACGTTGAACAGGCGCAGGGTCGTCTCCGCGATGACCGGTGTGCCGTCAGGGAGTCGGACGAGGAGCGCGATGCAGGCGCGGCCCTGCTGTGTCCCGTTGGGCAGGACGCCGACGCGCTCGATCCGCGCCGTCACCCCGTTCGGGTTGTGGGGAAGCCCCGCGTCGAGCAGGTCGGTCCACGGGTCGATGTCGAGGTTCGTCGTGATGGTCAGTGGGATCATCAGTTGCTCCGTTCACGGATCTCGAAGGCGTCGCGCCACTCCGGGCGACGCTCGATCAGCAGGCGGGCGTAGTGCGCCGTGTAGTTGTTGTTCAGCCGGTACGCCTCGCCGTGCGTCTGCAGACCGGACTCCCAGCGGAGTCGCTCGAAGAGGGCCTTCATGGAGGCGCGCTTGTGTCGCCGGAGCCACTGGGCGGCCAACGACTCGAGCGCCTGCGCGACGTGCGGGTTCGCCGCGTGGAACATCTCGAACCGTTCGGCGATCGACAGGTCAGCGGTGTACGCCGGCTCCGAGAGCGGCAGCAGGTCGGGGAGCTCGAGCTGCTCCTCGTCCATGAGGACCGCGGACGGCCGGCTCACCGTTCGGCCCGCCAGTCGTCGATCAGCGCTGCGACCGACAGCGCGACGCCGGTGATCACATCGACGGCGAGATCCGCGGCCGACTTCAGCCACCTCATGACTGCACCTCCGACGGCTGAACAACCTCGACGACCGCAGGGCCGTTCTCGGGGAGTTCGATCAGCACGCTTCCGGCGAGCCGCCCCCAGGGGTCGGGGACGGTGACGTCGACGGTGAACGCGATCTCGTCCCACGCGAGGCGGGGCGGCTTGTTCACGACGCGCAGTGATTCGTCGGAGGCGCGGAAGATCAGGTAGGCGCGACGCTTGCGGGTGCTCATGCTTTCGCTCCGTGGCTCTCGTCGGTGCAGGTGCACGGGCCCGGGGCGTCGGCCTCGGAGTCCCACGCCTGGCCGGAGCAGTTGGGGTGCTTGCCCTGTGTGCACTCAGGGCAGAGCGATCGATCGACGACCTCGCCCGGCACCGTGCCGCCGGCGCCAGCCTCGTCGGGATCGGTCACCTGCTCGTATCGATGCGTGACCTCGGTGAGTGAGGCGGACGGGTCGACGTTGGTGCGGACGCCATTGTCGACCTCGATCGCGTACGCCATCTCCGTCGACTTCGGGAGCCACGCGGCCAGCCGCAGCAGGCACGTCTTCCGGGCCATGGCCTCGTAGTCCGAGACCCACGGGCCGACGATGTTGCCGGACTTGTTGGTCGGGGCGTAGCGCTTCTTCCACGCCTGCATCTCGTCCTCGGTCATGACCCAGAACGAGCGGCCGCCGTTGGCGAGCTTGACCATCGCGTAGTGGGCGATCGGCGTGGTCCGCTCGCCCTTCATCGCGGGCTTGTGGACGAGCTTGTCGTCGAGGCCGTACTCGACGTCGAAGGTGTCGCCCTCGTAGACGGTGCGGCCGATGATGCTGGCGATGTGGCCGGACCGATAGGCGAGCTCGACGTACCCCTTGTAGCCGACGATGAGCTGGGCGACGAAGGACCGCGACTTGCTGTCCCAGTAGGGCAGGACCCACGCGTGCCCGAGCACGCCGGGCCGGAGCCCGAGCTGGGCGCAGGTCATGAGCGCACCGAGCACCGACTGCGGGGTGGCCTCGGCGAGCTTCGGCGTCTGCTTCAGGGCGGTGAGGGCGTCGCGGACGAGCTGTGCGGCCTCCATGCCCTTGGGCATCGCCAGGGCGAACTGGGACTCCATCTGCATGATCTGGTCGCGCAGCGTGCCGCCTTCGGGGCGACGCTCGACAGCGGTGCCGTGGGCGCGCTCGGTCAGGTTGCTCATGCGGTTGTCTCCTTCATGTCGAAACGCGGCCCGGGTCGGGTCGGGGTGATGTAGCCGTCGGCGCGGAGGGCTTCGTAGACCTCCGGCTGGTCGGTGCGGAACTTGCGGAGGTTGGCGGCCGAGAGCGTCTCGCCGGGCGGCGGGGCCTTGTAGGTGAAGGCGAGGGTGCCGTCGACGAGCCCGGCGTCGCCGTCGTCGAGCAGCTGCACGAGCCCGGCCTTCGCCTGCTCCTTGAGGGCCTCGCCCTGCTTCTCGATCTCGGCGCCCTCGGCGTACTGGTCGAGCCACGGGCGGGCCTTATCTGGGTCGAGGTGGCGGTCGCCGGCGCGGTGGCTGTAGAGCTCGTTCAGCATGCCGAGGAGGACGCCCTCGGAGTCCGGGTGCGCCTCCGGGGGTACGCCGTCACCGACGGCCGCCCAGACTGGGGCAGCGGCCTCGAGGAGGTACTCCTCGATCTTCGGGTCACGGTCGACGCGGAAGGACCGGAGCTCCTGCCCGCCGATCAGGACGGCGACGTGCATGTGGTGTAGGCCGGTGGTCAGCAGACCCCAAGTCGTCTGGGCGAGCACGTCGTCGGGAATCTCGGACTGAAAGAGCTTCGACTTGAACGCCGACCGTGTCTTGACCTCGAGCCCGCATCGGTCGTCGCCGTCGGGGCAGGTCTCGACGAGACGGTCGAGGCTGGCCCGGATCCATGGCCGCTCGTGGTTGGCCAGGACGCCGACGGGCGTCACGGTCGTGTCGTGGCGACGGGCCCACTCCTGCGCGACGGGGTCCTCGAGGATCTGACCCCAGAGCGCGGCCTCGCCGGCGGAGTCGTCGAGCTCGCCGCGCTTGTCGAGCCACACCGAGAGGGCGTTGCCGTACTTCGTGAGGCCGAGGATCTTCGGCAGGTCCGTCCCGGTGATGCCCTCGCGTCGGGCGGCGAACCACTCGTCCGTCTCGGGCTCGGCATCGGTGACGAGCACGCCCGTCGGGGTGATCAGGTGGAGGTCGAAGGGGGGCCGTTCGGGATCGCCGGCGGCCCCCCTTCCGTGCGTTGGCGCCGCGGCGCCTTCTCTATTTGTAGTGGTGTGCGCCGGTGCCATGTGGCACAGGCAGGAGCAGGGGACGCCGTCGGCGCGGGGGTGCTCGTCGCACCGGTTGTGCGACTCGTCGGGGTTGCCGTCGGCGCAGAAACCGGACCGCCACGGGGCCTTCGTCTTCGTGGCCATCAGTCGTCGTCCTGTCCGCTGGCGCACCGGACGTGGATGTAGCCGTCGCGGTGTCGGACGATCGGGTCGCCCTTGCGGATCGGGTCCGGGCACCTGGCGCAGACGGAGTCGTATGCCGCTCTCATGCGTTCTCCCGGACTGCGGCGTCGACGACCACGGCGAGCGGGAACGAGTCGCGCAGGTGCGGGTGTTCGGCGAGGAGGTGGACGATCTCGACGGGTTTGACCCAGCCGGACGCGGGCTTCTGGGTCATCAGTTGCACCTCGCCATCTGCTGCAGGTGGATCTCGCGTTCGCGGACCTTCATGGCGGCGACCCACTTCGCCTGGTACTCGGTCATGCCGTCGACGGGTGCAGGGCCGTTGCTGTCGTCGCGGTGCTTGGGCCAGGGGGTGCGGCCGTGGGTGACGGCGAGGACGCGGGCCCGGTGCTTCGGAGGCTTCATGCGGGTCCTCCACCGGGCGGAAGGACGTGGCACTCGTCGGGGTAGGCGCGGTGCGCGATGACCTCGGACCCGACACCTACCGGGCCGCGTCCGTGCGTGGTCTCGGAGCCATCGGCGCTGATCCCGCAGGAGCACGGGCGTCCCTCGGCGGTCAGGGGTGGGAGCCGACGCGCCTCACGGACGATCGCGACAGCTTCTGGCGACCCGTCCAACATGTAGTCACGCTTGGTCACGGGTGCGTCACTCTCGGTGTCAGGCATCGGAACCTCCGTGAACACGGGTGGCGTCCTGCACGAGGGCCACGATCGCGTTCCTCGCTGCGTCTACTCGCCTGCGGGGATCGGCGGCTAGCACGGCCTCGACAACTCCCTCGGCCAACTCGTCGGACACGAGAGCGGTCCGAACGGCGGCGAGCATGACGCGGGGTTCGCCGTCACAGACGCGAGTCCGTCCGTCGCCGTCGAGGTAGCCGTGCCAGTCGTGTTGGAAGGTCGCGCCGCAGGCGGTGGTCTCGGCGGGCGGCGTGACGCACTGGCACATGCCATTGCCGCCGAGGGTGATGTCCGCGGCACACTCTGGCCCGTGCCGGGCGGACGAGAGTGTGGTGTTCAGGCCGAGCGTGTCGCGGACGATGTCGGCCGCGTCCATGCGACCAGTCCAGTAGGGGTCGTCGTCGGCATATTCCTCGAGTCCGGCAGCAGCCAAGGCGCGCTCGATCTCTCTCGCCGAGAACGACCCTCGTGCGGCGGACAGCCTGCTGAGCCTGAGCTCAGCCCGGTCGAGCGCGTCGGCAACCGCGTTGACCGTGTCCTCGTCAACATGTCCGTCGATCTCGTTGGCGAGCTGGATCACCAGTTCGGGGTCATGCGCGTTCATGGCCGGTCACCTGTGGCGCGGAGGACGGCGTCCCACTCGGCGACCGCGGGGTCGTGCGGCGCGACCCGCAGAAGCGGCACGGGCACGACGTCGTCCACGACACCGGCCGCGCGCTGGGCGTCCGTCAGCTTCAGGTGGAGGTCGAATACCTCGTGCAGCAGCCGGTGGTTCTCAGCGACGACACGTTCACGGACACCGTCGATGCGCCGTACCTCGCGGTTCAGCTTGAGGTTCCGGCTGGCCGCGGCGCGCAGCTGGATCGAGAGGCCGATGTTCACGCCGGCTTCGTGGTCGGCACGCTCCTCGGCGCGCAGGTACATGAAGCCGAGGACGATGCCGCCGGCGATGAGGTCGACGACGAGGAGCCACACGAACGCCTCGGGCGGGATGACGAAGATCGCGCCGACGTTGGCGCACAGGATCGTCCAGAGGGCGGTGTTGCCGCGGTCGGTGGTCATGACCCACCTCGCAGCAGGTCGCGCTCCCAGTCGGCGAGCCGATCCGTGTCGGGCTGCACTCCTTCGGAGAGCACGGCGACGGCGTCGATGGCTGACCAGACGTGCGCGATCTCCAGTGACGTCAGTGCAACTTCGTTCCACCGCAGCACGACGACGTGACCGCGAGCCATCTCGGGCACGGCGTCGCCCGGCTCCCACTCGCGCTTCACGCCGACACCGCCTCGTCAGCGGGGACGGGTGCGCGCCAGAGGATCGCCTCACCGGTCGGCCGGTACGTGATGGCCGACAGGTAGCCGTCGACGACCACGGGGGTCACGCCGTGGCGGCGAGCCGTCTGTTCCAACAGGGTCCGCGAGGTCAAGCACTGGCGGGGCTCGACGTACGGCGCCCGGATCATGACGCCACCAGCGCGTAGAGCGACTCGAGCGCGGCCATGAGTGCGCCGACGTTCTTCGGGTCGAGCTTGTCGAAAGCGAGCCGTAGGTCACCGTCGACCAGCGACTCGAGCAGCGACCAGGCGACCCGCTCACCGGACGAGAAGCCTTCGACGGGCCACGACGGGTTCACGGCGACGGTGTCGTCAGCCTTGGTCTCGACGACCGTGCAATAGGCCAGAGCCGAGGACTCCACGAAGCGGACGATCGGGGCCTGCATCCGATCGGGGCGGATGAGAACGGTGTCGGCGGTGATGTTCATCGGGCCGCCCTCCGAGCCTTCCGCGCGACCTTGTTCTTTGCGCGCCGACGGGCCACGACGGCCGCGGGGACGGTGCCCTCGTAGACCCGCTTGCCGGTCGCGGCGAGCGCGAGGGCCATCTTCGTGCTCGGGCTCGACGCCTTCTGGATGTCCTCAGCACCGACGACCTCGGTCACTGCCTGCCTGATGGTTCGTGGGGCTTCCATGTCGTACCCTTCTGGTAGAGGTTTTGCCTTCGCCCCGTTCCGACCTGGCCGTCGGGCGGGGCTCTTCTTCTGTCTGGCAACCAACCGGCGGGAGCGGGGGAGGGTGCGTCCCGCCGGTCGGTGTCTGGGGGGCCGGGCGGGCGGACCTCGGAGAACACCCGCCCGGCATGGCCGTCACGGCCTATTCAGTTGTCGGACCGCTTCCCCAGCAGGTCCGCCGACCGAGCCGCCGCAAGACGGCTCGGGAGGTCTGTCAGCCCGCGCGCCACCTGATGAGGGCGGGCAGGTTCCACCACGACGGCCGCGCGGCACACGGCCCGTCGTGCCGGGGGCAGCGGGTGCAGTACCAGCCGCGGGGCGTAGGGCAACTCATGCCGACCGCCTCCCGCGCGAACTGATGCGCCCAGGGCGGGCGACCTTCGCGGCGCCGCCGCGCATGAACTGCTCGAACACGGCGTCCGAGACGCGCCAGTCGTTGCCGAGCTTCACGGCGGGCAACGTGCCGGCCTTGCAGAGCCGGGCCCAGAAGTCGACGGACTTCCCGGTGCGCTCGGCGAGCTCGGCCGTCGTCAAGTACCGGACCTGCGTGCTCATGCCGCGTCCCCGTGCCCGGTCGCCAGGTAGATCGCCGATGTATCAAGAGCCGTCGCAATGCGCTCTAGTTCATTGAGCGTGAGCGACGACGGATCGGTGAGCCGACGAGTCAAGGTCATGCGAGGAATAGCGGTCGTGTCGGCGAGGGCCTTCACGGTGATGTGGCACGCAGACATCCGGTCTCGGATTCGGTCTGCGACTGGCTGCATGCCCGAAAACGTAGTGCCCGTTTGGGCAGGTGTCAAGCCCAAACGGGCATGGATTTGACCGTTTTGGACACTAGGAGTCTCAACTTGGGCTTGACAGTTGCCCAAATGGATGGAAGATAGAGAGTTATGAGTGCTGACACTTCCCACGCGGAGGGCCTGAACGGCGCAGTCGTGCGCCAACTCAAGGCCGAACGCGCAGCCTCGGGAATGACCATCGAGGACCTGGCCAAGGCCAGCGGCATCCCCGTACGGTCACTGGTCCGCTACCTCAACTTCGAGCGGGCCATCTCCCTAGACATGGTGGACAAGCTCGCAAGCGGCCTCGGACTCTCACCCGCGACCCTGCTCACTCGAGCGCGCGAGGAGCGCCAGCGCTAGAGCCCAAGGGCAGATCCCTGAGAGCCGGGCCGCCTCATCCACCGCGCTGAGCGTGAGATTCCCGATGATCTGCACCTGCACTTTGCCACCTTCCCCGATTGCCTAGCCCTCGCTCGTCAGATCTTCCCTGACTAGACCGACACGCGCTCAAGAATGGTGGATATCCACCAACCCCTAGCGTTCGGTCGGTGCCGAGGAGTGGGGACCGCCACCGGTTCAAGCAGGTCACGTTCCGACCACCCGAGGATCTGTGGGCTGCGTTCAAGCGCAAGGTCGCCGACGAGGGCAAGTCTGCGACCGAGGTCCTTATCCGTCTGATCCGGCGATACCTGGACGAGTAGGAGCACCGCCGAGCAGTGCCGCGACCTTGTCGAGGCCCGACTCGGAGGCGTCCTCGATCATGCGGCCATAGGTGTCCGACGTCGTTTTGATCGACGCGTGGCCCAGGCGGCGTTGGATCGCGGTCAACGGTTCGCCGGCGAGGATCAGCATGCCGACGTGGGTGTGCCGCAACCAGTGCAGGGTGAGGTCGGGCCGGTCGAGGCCGAGGCGCGCGGCCTCCTCGAGGATCCGCTTCTTGCCTGGCGCGTCGTCGCCCTTCGCGGGCCGCTTCCACACCCGGTTGTAGAAGTGCGTGTAGTCCCAGCGGCCGCCTCGGGCCGTCGTGAGGATCAGGTCGGTCGGCTTCTTCCCCGCGATCCGCCGCAGCACCATCACCTCGGCCGGGCCGACGATGCGGACGCGGCGTTCCCCGGCCGTCGACTTCGCGTCGTCGACGAACACGAAGTGGTCGCCCTCGCGGCGCAGCACGCGGCCCATGGTGACGTAGGTGTGCGATCGGCCGTCGTCGTCGGTCCAGTGGTCGACGGCCATCTGCTGCACGGCGACCGCTTCGGACCAACGCCAGCCGGTCGAGACGAGGAACAGCAGCAGGTCGGCCGCGTCGGCGTCGACCAGATGTGCGGCCTGGTGCAAGATCTGCCACTCGTCGGGGCGCAGACCCTTGGGCTTCTTCTTCCGTCGCGTCGGCAGCTCGGTGTCCGTGCACGGATCGTTGATCACGAGGCCGCGTGATGGGTGGATGCCCCACAGGTAGATGCCGTGCAGCAGCGAGTGGTAGCCGGCGATCGTCTTCGGCGCGATGTCGCCGCCCAGGTCATCGACCCACGCCTGCACGTCGGGCGGCGGGACCAGGTTGGCGGGCATCTTCCCGAACGACGGTGCGATGCGCTTCCGGTAGTCGCGGCGGTAGTCCTTGATCGTCCGCTCCGAGCGCACTCGATAGAGCTCGCCCTTCTTGTTGCGTGCGCCCTTCCAGTCGATCCACTTCTCGAAGAGTTCGTCGACGGTGAGGGCGTGGGCGCGTTCGTCGCCGGCTTGCAGCTTGTCGAGCCAGTCGAGGGCGCGGGCGACGCCGATGGCTTTCATGACGCCGGCGAACTCGTCGGCGATCGACTCGTCGTAGAAGGTGACGGAGGAGTCGGCGCCGGTGGCGGTGCGGTACCGGACCTTCCATGACTCGGTGCCGTCGACGGCGACGTGCTTCTTCGGCTTCCTCACTGCCGCCACTCCTCACGGTAGTCCGGGTGACCGGCGTACACGCTGGCGAGGGCGAGCATCGTCGGGCAGATCGTCGGCATCGAACCGTCAGCGGCGAAGACGCCCGCGTACCCATTGCCGGGCACTGTGCACTCGTGGTCGGCGGAATGTAGCTCGACGACGTTTCGCCACGCCGCGCACTGTGCGAGTACGCGCTCAGCGTCATCCGGCGCGAGGTGCGGCCGTCGGCCGACGCGGTGCTTGCGGAAGTCCTCGTCGCGCCGGGCGCGCGCCCACTTCTCGTCGTCGGCGATCCGAGCAAAGAGGAACTCGGTCAGCGGGTGCGCCATGCGCTCAAGGGTACGCGGTGGGTACGCGGCCCGCTGGGAAGACACGAAACCGCAGGTCAGAGGTGGAGCGGATGACGGGAATCGAACGCGTTCTACGGTAGGCTCCTGACCTGCACTGATGATGCAAAACCGCAGGTCAGAGCGTTATGGAGCCGGGAGCAAGCCCCGCCAACCCCTGCCGTCCGGGAGCAAAAGGGTACGCCGTACCCAACCATGGATCGAACATGTGTTCTATCCTGACCGGATGGGGGACCGACCTGAGCGACCGGTCTGGCCGCCTCCACCTGACGCCCCGCGGCCGCGCGAGCAACGGCCGGCGCACGTGCGCCACGTATGGGTGCGCGCACCGCTCGGCCGTGTCGGTGCCCGACAGGGCCTCGTCGTGACCTGGCGGAAGGTCCAGCGCGGCGCGTCGCCGCCGACATGGCAGGCGCTGGTCGTGGTGGTCGACGACAGGTTCGAGCGCGCCGAGGCGCAGTGGTTCTTCGCGACCGAGCTCGAGCCCGTGCCCTCCGACCCACCTGGAATGTGAGGGCTCGGATCGTCATTCGGGCTCGACGTAGCCAGTCCAGCGCTCCAGCTCCTCGCGGATGTGCTCACTGACCGTCGTATTTTCCTCGCCAGCCTTCGCCAGGGCGGCCGCCCAGAGCCCTTCTGCTACGCGGACTGGGCGGATCGGGGTGCCCTTGCTGGTCATGGCTCTGAGGATTTCCTGTCGCGGGTGTATTTACAACGGGGCTCGCCGCTCGTAGGGTGTACTTACAGGGTGTAAGTACACCACATAGGAGAGTCCGATGAACGAGATCTGCCACAACCCCGCCTGCCGCCGACCAGTTGCCCGTCGCGACGCGCACCTGCGCAGCATCAGCCTCGAGCAGGTGGCGTTCTGCTCGGCCGCGTGCGTCGACATGTTCGACCGGCTCGACAAGGCGCAGCGGCAGCCGATCCCCGAGCAGCGTCGGCAGGGCGGACGCGTGCGGCGATGACCCGTCCGCGCACCCTCCGCGACCACCTGATCCGCGCCGCACTGCGCGTCGGCGTCGCCTGGTCCGCCCTCGTGCTCGCCGCCTTCGTGCTCGTGCTGCTGCCGCTCAACATGCGGGTGGCCTGAACGCACGAAACCGCCCCACCCGCCGAAGCGGGTGGGGCGGTTCGTTGTTCGGGGTGCTCAGTGCTGGATGTGACGGTGGAACCAGACGGGCACGGCGACGCACCCTGCGATGAACAGCACCGGGTGCTCGCGAGCCCACGGGCGGAGCGCCTCGCTGAACGTCCAGCCGTCGTACCGGCGATCGAGCTCGACGTACACCGCGGCGGCCACGCCGATGCCCGAAAGCCAGGCGAGCAGCGGGCGACGCACGGTCAGTCCTGGTCGGCGTCCGACCGGCGCCCGTACCGGGTCTCCCACGGCCCGGCCGCGTTGATGCCGACCAGCGCGGCGCCGGCTGCGAGTCCGGCCTGGACGTACTGCTCGAGGTCGGCGCCGGTGAGCTCGCTGATCGGGAACCCGGCCATCGCCCAGGCGCCGAACGCCGCTGCGGCCGCGACCCGGAGGAACGCCTTCGCGGCCGCTCCTGCCTTGCTGTCGAGGATCGACTGAATGGTGAGCATGTGAAGCCTCCTCAGGAGAAGATCACGGCGCGCTGGCCAGGGTTGGCGTGCAGGAGCCGGATGCCGCGCTTCGACTTCGACAGGCGGCGCGCCCGCTGTTCGCAGCTGGCCATTGGCTTGTTGATCTCGAAGTGCATCTCGTCGGCGCGGTTCACGTAGTCGCCGCCCCAGCGGATGCAGCCGACGTAGACGAGCAGGCGGGCCCGGATCCTCACGTACTGCCAGGGCCGGAACGTGCCGCGCAGGCTGAGCGGGTGCCTGGTCGAGTTCGCATCCGCGGCCGTGCCCGAGGCGTGGTTGCTGAACCCCGTGGTCCGACCCCGGATAGACCGGAAGGCGTAGCCCCAGTCGTCGACGATGTTGCCGTGCAGTGGCTCGATCACCTCGGCAAACCAGAGCAGCAGGTGTGCGAGCAAGAACCCGGCGGACCCATTCCGCAGGCGGACACGGATCGTGCCCGAGCGGGCCGGGATCACCCACGTGTGCAGCTTCGGCGAGTCGCCAGCCAGGACGGGCCAGCCGTTTTGGGATGTTGCCATTTCCATCTCCTCAGGTGGTGCGGGCGAACCGGCCCCAGATCCGGTCGATGTAGGGAAGCCAGTTGGCGAGGTCGCCCGGGCGCGGTGCGCCGTGTGCGAGGAGCGCGGTCTGTCCGCCGGCGCGGTGGAAGGCGCGCATCTTGTGGCGCCAGCCGTGCATCGTCACGAGCGTCATGAAGAACGCCGGCCAGCCGGACCGCTCGACGGTGGCGACGACGCGCTCGGCGTAGTCGGCCTCGCCGTAGTCGTGCGTCTTGATCTCCCACGCGATGTACACCCGGCGGCGGCGCGCCTGCCGCTGACGCTTCGCCACGTCAGCCGGTTTCCGGCCACCCTTCGGCCCTCGGCGCCACCGCGCGATCTGCTCGCTGGTCCACTCGGTGACTGGGCGGCGCAGCTCGTGGTCGGTCATCGGCCGCCGGATCTCGCGGCCGAATCGCGTGCGGCGGCCGGTCCAGATCCACGTGTAGTGGTTGAGCTTCGGGCCGTTGCCCCAGTGCAGGTTCCAGTCGCCATCCGCGGCGCGACAGAGGTTCATGTCAGCGAACCGGCGGCGCCGGCGTAGGCGCCGGGCGGCGATGTTCAGGACTGCCGCCGTGTCGCAGCGGGGGTCGGACCACGTCAGGTGTGCGCGGTCGGTGCTCGCAGGGATCAGCATGAGGTCACCGACCGAGCTCGCCGGACGGCTCGGCCGCGTCGCCGTCCTTGGTGTCGCGCTCGTGGACCAGGCGCAGCATCTCGGCCGACGCGGCCGCGGTCGCTGCGCGCTCTGCGGCGATCACAATGTCGTTCACGCGTTTGTCTTCGAGGCTTGCGACCCGGTTCTCGAGGCCGTCGATACGGCCGAGCGCCTCGGTGACCAACCCGACCAGGTGGCGGAACTCGACGACGGCCTCCTCGACCGACGCCACCCGGTGAACCAGTCCCGGCTGCTCCGGGCGACTGACCTTGCCCGCGCGATCGAGCTCTGCCGGTTCGCCGAGGATCGCGTCGACCACGGCCGTCCAGCGGCGCACACTCGGCCGGAACCGGAGCCACGCCCCACCGAGCAAGGCGCAGATGGTGAGCGCGGCAACAGTCCAGTTCAGCACCGTGATCCCGAGCAGGCTGTCGTTCAAGGCGGTCTCCCGTCGTGGTGGTTCGGCTGACATGAGCGGCGGGGGCGGTGCACACTGGTTCGATGACCTCGGAGCAGACGACTCGGCCGCGTCCCCGCGTCTCGGCGCCGCGGCGTATCTACAGGCGCGCAATGCAGGTCCAGCGCAAGGCGCTCGGGGCACTGCCGCTGTCGGTGGCAACCCGCGTCGACCGACCGGCGCGGAAGCCGCGGCCGTTCAACGGGCAGGCCGAGCGGATCGCGATCGTCCGCGAGATCGCCGAGAAGGTGCGCATCGAGCGGGTGATCGAGACCGGGTCATTCCGCGGCGGCACGACCGCACTGCTCGCCGGTCTGTTTGGGAAACCGGTCGCGACCGTCGAGGCGGACCCGCGGTTCCACGCCTACGTCGAGCGCACCGTCGGCCAGCTGCGCAACGTCGAGGCGGTGCACGGTGACTCGCGCTCGTTCCTTCGGGATCTGGCGAGCCGCGAGGACTGGAACTCGTGGCCGGTGTTCATCTACCTCGACGCCCACTGGGAGCATGACCTGCCGTTGGCCGACGAGTTGCGCATCATCGCCGCAACGTGGGATCGGGCCGTGGTGATGGTCGACGACTTCGAGGTGCCCGGTGATCCTGGCTACGGGTTCGACGACTACGGGCCCGTCGGCGCGCTCACCGCCGAGTACCTGCCGCCCGAAGTGGCCGACTGGGCTCTGATGTACCCGGCAGCTCGCTCGAGCGAGGAGACGGGCGCCAGGCGCGGCTGCTGCGTGCTGCTGTCGCCAGTGCTGGGCGGCGTAGAACTGTCGACACTGCGACGCAGGTAGCGACTCAGGCCACCCATCCCCACGCCCCACTCAGCGGCGGGCCGACGATGCCGCCGGCGGCGTCGTGGTGGGCATCTGTGCGGGTGTTGGTGAGCTGTGACGTGTAGTAGGCGTTCCGGGCGATCTTGATCGCGCCGGTGCCGGTGTACCCGCTGCCACCACCACGGACGAAGATAAGCTGGTTCGCCCCGGTGTAGCCGGTTGTGACGCCCGAGTTCGAGGCTTGCAGGTTCGAGACAGCACCCTTGTCAGTGCGGATCCTGGTCCCGGCCGCGCCGACCGACCCGATGATGTGATGCCATGCGTTCAATGGCAGGGCCCCGGTAGTGGTGAGCGTCTGCCCCGCCCCGTTGTAGACGTAGAGGCCGACCGTCCCATCGGTGTTGATGTACAGCTCACCGTCCTGGGCGCCGGAGTCCCCGTAGCCGACCGCGCGGCCGTTGATGTTCGTCTTGACCCCAGGGTTGGCGGTCAGGAAGACCCACGCCTCATGAGTGAACGCCCCGGCGTTCGTGGTGAAGCCGGTCGACTGCGCGTACTGGGTGGCGACGTTGTTCCACTGGACCGCATCGTTCGCTCCAGTCGGACCCACCTGGGCCAGCGAGGGGGAACCGAAGATCGCGAGCGGCCGGGAGTTGCCGGACGAGTCGACCAGCGTCGATCCGGATGTCTCGTTGGTCTTCCAGTAGCCCCACGGGCTGTCGGCGAGGACTTCGCTGTCGTAGCTCACGACATCACCACGATCACTGTCAGGTTGGCAGCGGGGCTGGTGATCGTGTCGACGTCGATGGTGAGGTAGTCGCCGTCGGCGACCGTGGTCACATCCATGGTCGTGACCTTCCCCGAGGTCAGGTTGCCTGTCGTGATCGTGGGCCGGTTGGCCTGCGTGGTGAACAGCGTGGTGCCGTTCTTGTTCACGTCGATGACCACCGAGCCGCCCGAGGGGGCAGACTCGACAGTGGCGCGGATCGACGAGATCGTCCAGGTCGCGCCCGTGTCGTTGTAGAGGCGCGTTGCACCGGTACCGACGCTCAGGGTCCCGGAGAGCTTGAAGACGGCCCCCGACGCCGGTGTCGCCCAGTTCAGCCCGGTCGCCTGCGACGAGTCGGCGACGAGCACCTTCCCATTGGCTCCCACAGCAAGCCGCGCCGCGGTGTCGGCCGCAGTGCCTGCGATCAGGTCACCCTTGGCGTCAATGATCGAGGCGGGCAGTGTCTCCCCGGGGACGGTGACGACAACCTCGCCGGTTCCCGCCGAGGCGGTCACGCCCGTGCCCTGGAAGTCAATCCGAGTGACGGAGGTCGAGACATTACTGTTCTCGTCCTGAACGGTGAGCGGGGTCGGGGTCGGGATCGTGACGACCACTTCGCCGGTTCCACTGGCGGCTGTCACGCCAGCGCCCTGGAAGTCCAGCTGGGTGACGCCCGTTGCGATGTCGGTGCCCTCGTCCTGCACGGTGAGGCCGCTCCCGCCCGCGGCGTCGACCTGAACCGTGCCCGCCACAAGATCCTCAGTCACCGTCGTGTTGTCGCCGTCGATCAGGCGCAGGAACTCGACGAACCTGACACCGTCCTTGCGGGCGAGATAGGGGCCGTCCGCAGCGTCCGGCGGCACGTACAGGCCACCAGGGGCCAACTGCCAGTCGGTCACGTGAGCCCCGTTCCAGTGCTGAACAGGCGAGCGCCTTGGGCTTCGGTCGCGACCTCGGACCACATGATCGCGTGCTGGGCGAGGCCGTCGAGCTTCGCGAACCGGCCGACGCGGCCGTTCGCCGAGGAGCCGATGGTCAGCGGGTACAGGGTCGAGGTGTTCATGGCTGAGGGCACGGCCGTCGTCTGCACGAGTGCGAAGACACCGGTGGACGCGTCTCCTCGGTAGAACTTCAACGTGGCGCCGTCAAAGGTCATCAGCAGCATCGAGGTCACTTCTGCGGGCAGGTGACCGATCGCCTCGCCCCCGTCGGCGGGGTAGTCCAAGGAGCCGGAGTAGATCCGGGCGGCCGTGTCGTCGGCAATGTTCCAGCAACGGTCCGGTCCGAGAGCGCCGAGGTCGTCACAGCCGAACAGGAACATGTCGAACGCGGCCGTGTGCGGCTTCACCCAGATCATCGCCGAGAACGACGCGGGCCGCTGCCACGCCTCACCGGTGCCCCAGCCGACCCAGCCGAATCCGGTGAAGTCCACCGAGGTGCCCGGCAGGCCATCGGCGAGAGCTGGCTGTGCGTACTCGACGATGCCGCCGTAGACACCGTCCCGGTCGTGGCTGCTCGAATCCTCGGCCGTTGGCGACCCCTCAGGGTCGCCGAGCGCGGCCCACACGATCGGGTCGCCGATCGCGGCGACTGCGGCCTCGAAGGAGTCGTCGTCGTCGGCTTCCTGGTCCTCGGGGTCGAACTGGTACTGGAACGAGAACTCGTCACCGATGGCGATGATCCCCGGGTCGGGGATCGTCACCGTGCGGTCGTCGAGCAGGAAGTGCTCGTTGGTCAGCGGGAGCCCTTGCCTGCCTGCCGGATGCCAGCGGACGAACAGCGACTCCTCGACCGGTGGGTAGGTCAGGATCGGCGTCTGTGTGCCGGTTGCGGTGACCACGTGGCGGTCCTCCCACTGCCACTCGTACGACGTCTCGTCCCCACCACCGCCCTCGTCGCCACCGACCAGCTCGGACGGGCCAGGCGTCACCGGCTGAGGCGTCCCCCACCTGCCGTCGAGGTAGCCGGGGTCGCGGTTCCGCAGCGAGGTCTGGTGCTGACGGAGAACCGGGATCGGCCCGTTGCTGTCACGCCGAGAGGGCTGCAGCGGCATGGTCGGCCTCCCTCAGTCCTCGTACAGCTTGATCGTCCAGTCCGGGTGCCCGGCCGGGTTGACCTCGCCGCCGATCGACATCACCCGATACCGACCCCAGGTAGTTGCCCCGGAGCGGCGATGAGAGACCCAGTCACCGACGTTGAAGTGCTTGTACGGCTGCGGCCCCGTTGCGCCGGAGACCCTCACCTCGATCGTCTGCGGCGGATCCGCGAGGTCAGGCAGCATTGACGCCAAAGCGTTGGCGGTCGAGGTCCTGGACCTCGAGGAACCCAGCGAGACGCCGGACTCGCGGCGACCGTTCGCAGCGATGCTGGCGGCGTTCGATCTACCAACCCAGCCGCTCCTGGCCTTCGCGTAGACCACGTTGCGGATCTGCGGCGATTGGGGACTGGACTCGTCGACCACCTGCAGCCGCACGGTGCGGGATCGGTCGACCCCGCGCTTGCGCCACATGTTCAGTTTCAGTCCCGGTGTCATCGCGACGTCGACCCCGGCCTCGACGATCTTCTGCAACCAGTCCAGACCCAGCGTCTCCACGGTCAGCGCCATGTCCCGGCGCCCCGTCCAGGCGACGCCGGCGGAATCCTTGGTGGTGGTGAACCCGTAGGTGATGCCCGAGTGCCCGGCGCAGCCGCGGGAGATCTGCTCGTCGACGAGCCGCTTGGCGATCTGGGCAGGGAACCACCCCGGCGGACCGGACAGCTGCCGCCGCACCGTCCACGTGCTCGGCGTGGTGCGGCGGATGTAGGCGAGGATGTCGCCGTCGGAAGAGATCCGGGCGATCGTGCACAAGAAGCCCGACCGGTTCGAGTTGCCGTCGGTGGCCGCAGAGTTCTGCACCTTCGCCGCGACAGTGTGGGTGCCCGCGGACAGCTGCAGCACGATCTTCGTCGGCTTCTTCCAGCCGCCCGGGCCCACGATGGCGCGGACCTCGCCGTCGACCTGAAACTCCAAGGTGTCGTCCCCGCAGACCCAGAACTTCACGCGCCGCGGCACCGACAGGGTGAAGCTGGACCGGAAGTAGCAGGTCTCATCGGCGACGCTCTTGGAGTCGGGGTTCTTCCACCACAGCCACTGCGCCTTGCGGTCCGGCCAGTGCTTGGGGAGGTGCCGCTTGCGGTAGGTCCACCGCCATGACTGCCGGACGAGCTTGCCGACCGGGGTCTTCCACTCCTTGGCGACCAGCCACCCGCCGATGCTCGGGTTGGAGCCGTAGTCGAAGGACCGCTCCTCGGTTGCCTCGTGCCGCCACCCGTACTCGGGTTCGACCATCCCGGAGTTGATGATCCCGAGCTGGCCAAGCCCCGCGCGGGTGTCGACTCGCTGACCAACCTCGTCGAGGCGGTAGCCGCCCTCCGCGTCGAAGATGATTCGAAAGATGTCGAGGCTGCCGACAGAGATGACGACCTGGTTGCCAGCCGCCCACACGGTCGAGTGTTCGTCCTCGAGGTCGTCGAACCGAAGTGGCTCAAGCGACCCATTCCCGGCGGAGTTGAACTCATCAAGCCACCGCAGCCCTTGGGCGTGCGGCAGGTTACAAATGAAAGTGCCGTTCTTGTCGAGCACCCGGGCTCGGACCGCGTCGGGCGAGGTCGTGGGAACCACGACATCGTCCGGTGTGCCGACGAGGCCGGGCAGGCCGGTGATAACCACCGGCTCGGCGATTTCCCCGGTGATCGTCGAGCCCACCGATCCGGGCAGGCCGGTGATAGTGATCGGGTCGGCGATCCCCCCGGTGATGAGCGGCATCGTTACGCCACCAGCAGCGGGATGATCCCGTCGGCGTCGAACGCGAACGTCGTGAAGGTGACGTTCCCGCCGATGCCCTCGGACAGGTCGAAGTAGCAGAGCACCGGGGAGGTCGCAGGTGTGCCGGTGTCGATGAACAGCGGCATCCAGCGGGCTGGCACGGAGAGACCGAGGCTGGCGTCGATGTCATCCGCGTCGAGGGTTGCCGTGTTGGTGGCGGTGTCGATGTTGACTGCCGCACCGGTGAGCGTGATCCCTCCGGCCGTGTAGCCGGTCCCGGCGGCCTCGGTTGCGCCGACGTCGTTGATGAAGTCGAACGCATCTTGGTCCGGGGTGAACGCCGCGTCTACCAGCATCGCCTTGAGGGTGCCGAGCGCCAGGGCGGCGATCAGCAGGTTCTTCGGCATGTTGGTGACGACAGTGCACGGTGCGGCCACGGCTGGCTCCTACTCGTAGGCGGGCTGGTAGCTGATCGATGCCGTGCCGGCGCTGACGGTGAGCGTGTTCGACCCGGGATTCAGCCGCATCGGGTACGTCTTGCCCCACGACAGGTACCGCGACATGTCAGTGCCGGCGGTGATCGCGGTCGCGGTGCGTGCCTCGACATCGATCAGCACGCCACCGGCCGGCACGGTGGTCCCGAAGGTGAACCAGTGCCCGTTCGTGGTGTTCGTGACCGTCCGCGCTGCACCAGCTGCCAGGGTGAGCGTCATCCGATGCGTGGGCAGATCGCCCTTGATCGTCTGGACTCCGGCGGCCGAGGCGATCGCGACGGCGTCGCCGTACCAGAGGCCCTCGGTGATCAGCCAGTCGATGTCCAGGTTCACGCGCCTGTTGCCTTCGAGCCACTGAGGCCGATCAGCCTGTCGGCGCGCAGTCGTCGTCTGCGTGACGTTCGCATCCGCGCCCTCAGGGTCCGGCACCACGCGGGACAGGGTGACCGTCCGGCCCGGCTTGCAGCGCCGGCGCAGCGCCCGGATCGCTGCCCATGCAGCAGTTGCAGTGGCGGCGTGTGCCGCGTACATCGTCGAGTAGACGTACGGCGGGAACACGCCTCCATCGATGCTGCCGCCGTCGCGCCCCGGGGATGTGGAGACTCCGATGGTCTCGGCGACACCTGACCACAGGCCGGCGCCGTCGTGGCCGAGGTAGGCGTCTGCGGCCGCGAGGTCGACACCGTCGACGAGGTGCGCCGCCGCGCTCACGTCGGCGGGCATCAGGACATCAGCCCCAGCATCGCCGCATCGTCGGAGGCTCGTTGCATCGGGACCTCCTGGAACGCCGTGCGCAGTGCCGAGAGGTGCGCATCGCGGGAGTCGCGGTAATTCATCAACCGGTCACCGGTGATCGCGGCCGCCAGTCGTGCGATGTCGCGATCGCTGAGTCCGGCCATCGCAGCGACAGACCCGCCTGCGACGCGGCCACCGTCGGCGTACGCCGGGATCCGGCCGGCGGCACGGTCGGCACGGAAGCGGTCAGCCTCGCCGTGGCGGTTCGTGATGACCTCCTCGCCGGGGGCGAGCATCGTCAGCACCTTGTCGCCGTACGGGTACCGCTGGCCGCGCACAGTGCCGCCATCGGCTTGAGCCGCCTCGGCGACGTTCGCGTTGGTGGTCGCGGTGATCGTGATGTGCTTGTCGTGGATCCTCGCGAGCCCGTTGATGATCCCCTGGATCTTCGCGTCCGCGTCACCGGTGTTCGCCTGAACGTCGATCACCCGCTTCTCGGGGATCTCCAACATGTGCTTCGCAAGACGCTTCGCCTGGTCGATCGGGACGCCCATCGCCGTAGCGGTCTCGATGAAGTTGGCTTTAGCTTCCTTGAATCGGCCGACATTGTTCTTGACCGCGTCGGACTGGTTGTTCCACGCGGACGCGAGTTGGCCGATGAGCTCGCGGTTCTTCAGCGCTGCGTCGCTGCTGCCCTTGATCCCGGCGTTCGACTCCTTGGCCTGCTTCGCGGCGTCCTTCAGGGCCTGCCGGTAGCGGGTCTCCGCGTCGAACGCCGACAGCGCCTCGTCGCGCTGGGCGCGCATCGCGTCGACCATGCCGCGGATCCGGGCCGCCGTGGTCTGCGCCTCGCGGCCCGTGGTGGCGACGACCTGACCGTAGGCATCGGTCGCGTAGGAGCCCTCGCGGGACGCTTCGATGACCGCCTCGGCGTTGGCGATCGCCTTCTTCGCCTCAGTCTCGCCATGGGTCGTGCCAAAGGAAAAGCCCGGATGCTGGAGCGCGTCGCCAGTCTTCTTCAGAGCGTCAGAGAGGAAGTCGCCGACGCCGTTCGTGCTGTTCAGGTCGTCGATCTCGCGCCTGAGGTCCGCGATGCCCGCGCGCATAGTGGCGAAGTCACCAGCCTGCGCGGCCGCGTTCACGCGCTTGATCGCGCCCTCAAGGCCATCGTTCGCATGCCACAGATCGAGGACCGCGCCCGTCGCCGCGCCAATCACAGCCCCACCCGGTACGAGGGTGCCCATCAGTGCCAGCGACGCCGTGTTCGTCAGTCCGATCCCGTCGGCCGCTCCAGTCGCCGCGATGCCGATGCCGGCGAGCACGCCGGCGCCCTTCCCGAGGGTGCGGAGCCGGCCGCCCAGCCGTCCGGACGCAGCGGCCTGAGCGTCCATCGCTGCCACCGATGCCCGTGCACGACCCGCGGCAGAGTTCTGGACCGCCGTGTACGCCGCCCAGTCGGCCGACAGTGCACGGAGACCGGTCCCGTAGCCCCGCATCTGCGCGACTGCGGGACCGCCGAACGTCTTGCCCTGCAGACTCCCAGTGATCGCGATCGCCCGGTTCAGTAGCGACAGGGCCGCAACGGCAGTGAAGATCGGCGTACCCAGATCAGAGTCGGCGATGGCGGCGACGAGGTTGGCCAGAACCTCGATCCCGTGCAGAACGGGCCCACCGAGCGGCGCGGCGGCCTCGACGATCTGGATCACCGCGTTCGCGATGGCCCCGAAGGTGTCGGCCACCTGGGGCCCGTTCGTCTCGATGTAGTCCACGAACTCGCGGAAGCCGTCAGTCTTGGACAGTCCCGACGCCCACTGATCGAGATCCTCGGTGGCCCGCACGAGCCAGTGCGAGAAGTCATCGTTCAGCGGGTCGAAGGCCATCCACAGTTCTGCGAGCGCGTGAATCGTGTTGCCCGCGGCGGCCGCCATGTCGTGCAGTGCTGACGGGGCCTCGCGTGCGATGAAGTCGAGGAACGGCGTCCAGCGGTCGGAAGCGAGAGACTTGCCCGTGTCGGCGGCGATGTTGCCGAGCTCCTTCGAGACGGCTGCGACCACCGCCTCGACCCTCGGGAGCGCCGTCTCCATGGCCTTCAGGCCCTCGGTGACGCCGGGGAACAACCCAGCCTGGGCGACGTTCTGGAGGTCTTGGAGTACGGGCCGGAGCCTCTGCAGCTCGCGCACGAAGTCGCGACCCGCCGGCCCGAGCGCGGACATCTTGTCCTGCAGTGCCTTCAGGTGCGCCTCGGTCGGCGAAAGCTGGTAGTCGTTCAGCGCCTTGAGAGCGTCCCCGACGCCCTGGAAGGCCAAGATCGCAGTCCCGCCCGCCACGGCCGCGAACCCCAGCTGGGACGCCAGTCCGGCGATCGCCGGGACTCCTACGGCCGCGATCGGGATGAGCGACGGGCCGAGAATCGCGGCGACGTCGGCCAGGATCCGCATTCGGCCCGAGAGCCGGTCGACCTCACGACTCGACGCGTTGCTCGACCGGCCGACGTCCTGGATCGGCTTGTCGATGTCACCACTGACCGACCGACGCGTACGCACGGCGTCGCCGGAGAGCGAGTTCAGCTCGCGCTTGAACAATGCGGTCGCGGTCGTCGCCTTCGCGATTCCGGGAGTGAAGTGGTCCTCGAGGTCGAGGATGACCCGCTCACGACGACTTGCCACGTGGATCCTCCTCGTCGTCGTCGGTCTTCCGGAATGGGTTCTCGAACCGCGTGAAGTGGCCGCCGAGCCCGTGGTCCGTCTCGGTCACCCAGATCCGGATCCCGTGGTCGAAGTGGAACGGGTGGCTCTCCGACTGCTCTTCGGCCCAGTCGGTGAAGGTGCCGTCGTGCCAGGGCCGCTTCTCGTGAAGTCGCCGGTACGCCGCCAGTGCCGACGCGGTCTCCATCTCGACCCGGCATACGATCATCTGCGGGTACCAGACCCGCTCGTCGTCGCCGCACGCATCATGTGAGTGCGGCGTCACTCCCGGCGGCGCGTGTTCCGACTCGCGTCGTGCTCGCCGCGCTCGCCACCACTCACGCTCGGAATCGGCGAGCGCGTCCCACTGCTCGATCGTGAGGCCCAGCGACGCGACGAGATCTAGCTCGGCGGCAACGTCGGGTCGTTGTTCAAGAACCTCGCCCCTTTTGGGTCAACCGTCACCGCTCGATTGAGCAGGTACGCCACCCGCCACATCTCGTCGATGTGCCCAGCCGAGCACTCCTCGTCAAGGAACTCGGCCAGGTCCTCTTCGGACAGATCCGGGTCCACGATGGTCCGCCTGCCCTCACGATGCTTGAGCAGCGCCTTCGGGAAGGTGGCGGTGTTCACCGCGCCGTCCTCGATCCCATAGTGCAGCAGGTAGTCCGCGAACGCTGCGTCGTCCGGGTGGTCGACCGTCTTCCCGTCGACCTGCACCTGGCGTGGCGGATGGGCCAGCACGAGATCCATGAACCGGGTCGAGCCGATCGCCTGAATCTGGATCTCGACCGCGCGCTCGGCGGCCTCGTCGATGAACGCATTGAGGGCGGCCCGCGTCGGCTGCACAGCCTCGCGGAACGCCTCGATCGGCGCCTCATCGCCCAGTCGCTTCGGCATGTGGGTCGCGGACTGGAGGTCGGCGTGAGCCTGAATCTCTGCGGCGTCCGCCGCGCGACGCAAGTCGGTCAGCCGCTCCATGTCGTCGCCTTGGTAGAGCACGACCGTCGCTGTGCGTGGCTTCAGTAGAGCCATTGGGAAACACACTCCTGTCCGGGATGCCGGGAGAGACCCGCCGCCGGCTCCCGGCGAACCGGCGGCGGGTCGTCGGGGGATCAGGCGACGATGGCCTTGCGCATCGACTGCGGGCCGGTCGCGGCGAGCGCCTGCTTGATCGCCATCTCGGCGCCCTCGGCGTCGCCCTCCTCGTCCTCCAGCTGCGGGCCGGCCTCGAAGGGGCGCGACGTCACCCGCTGGGTGGTCGCGAGGTTCGTGTCGCGGTCGATGCCGTAGCGGCAGACGTAGTAGCCGGTCGTCCCCTCGGGCAGGAACTCCATGCACTTCACGCCGTCCGACAGGGCCGCGGCCTGCGGGTCGACCGCGTAGCGAACCTCACCGATCGAGCTCTGCGTCTCGCCGACGAACTCGTAGGTGACACCGTCGCCGACACGCTTCGGTGCGCGCGCCATGTTGGTGGACTGGTCCGGCTTCGCGGACGACGTGAAGAACATGTTCGTCACGTCCAGCGCCGAAGCGCCGTTCAGGATCGCCAGGGACGGGGCGGCCGGGTCGTACGCCGGGTCCTTGACCAGGATGATCTTCTTGCGCAGGTACGCCTTCGTCGCAGCGGGGCGCAGAGGTGCCGTCATGTCAGGACTCCTTCTCGGTGGCGGCCTTCTGGCCGGACTGGTTCTTGCTCTTCTCCGGGAACTTGGGGGGCAGTGCACGGCCGTTGTCGTCGACGGCCGGCTCCTTGAGCACCTCGTAAACCTCCGGGTCGATGGCCTCGGGCTTCGCGATGGTGCACTCGGTGTCGCTGTCCTTGATCCGGACGCGGATGAACTCCGGGAAATCGGGCATGGTGCTGCCTCCCTTGCGGGCTTGGTGATGTGGACGGTGGTCGGTCAGTACGCGAACTCAGAGACGCCGGACCACCAGCCGTCGTCCTCGCCGATCGGGTCGTCAGAGACCGAGCGCTCGATGAAGAAGTCCTCGCCGCCGACGGTCACCTTCGCCTCCTGCAGGGCGGCATCAGCCCGCTTGCGCATCTCCTGCGCGTTGCCGTACTTCTTCGCCACGGAACGAACCAGGACGCGCCACTGTGTGACCGCAGAGGGAGCACCAGCGCGTCGAGGTCCCGAGCCGAACCGCTGAGCCACCTGGACCTCGTTGTACTGCTCAGGCAGCGCCGTCCCGAGGTCCTTCAGCTGCTGCAGCGTGAACGGTCGCGCGTCCTCGGCTGTCAGCAGTGCGACAACTGCGTCGAGGTGCGCCTTCTCGCTCATCGGTTCGGCCAGAACCAATGGTCGATGAGCCCGCGGACCTCCTGGGCGAACGACGGGCCGATGATGTCGGCCGAGCGCGCCAGGTTCAGCTGAGCCGCGTTACCGCTCCGGGAACCGTTCTCGAGGATGCCCGCGAGCTCGCCCTGCCCCTCGTGGCGCGGGCCGTACTCGCCAGAGAACGTGTTACCGAACAATCCCAGCCCCGGGCGCATCTCAGCGGAGAACTTGCCGGGATACTTCCGCGAGTGGCTATTGGGACCGTTCTTCGCCTTCGCGAAGTCCTTCGCGAGTTCGTTTCCGGCACGGATGCCGTCGCGGACCGTGTCGCGCATGTCACCGCGTGCGGTGCGTTCGATGTGCCGGAAGTCGCCCTCGAGGTCGTCAAGCGTGTGGGTCACACGGATGCGAGCCATGTCAGACCTCCACCACGTCGAGTCGTCGAGCGGTCGCGTACGACTTCGCCGGGGCGTTCACCACGAGGTACCGGCGGTTCAGCAGCGTCGGGTCATCGAATGGACCTACGGCCGTCACGGCGTACTCCCAGCCGACGCCCTGATCCCCGGCGGTTGGGAGTTCTGCGCCTACAGGGATGTGCAGGCCGCCGCGCATGAGTGGGCGCTGTACGCCGCCGATCGTGACGTACTCCGTCGTGGTGTCCGCGGTCGAGGTGGAGCCGCCCTGCACCTTCCCCGGGGTGTCGTCGTGCTGGGTGTACGCCTGCACCTCGAGGCCGGCGACAGTGTCGGTGCCGTCCGGCTCGAGCGCTGCGAGCGTGAGAGTCATCATCGACTCCGCGCGCGCCTGGAAGGCGCCCAGCCGGGAGGCAGCCCTCACAGGAACTCGACCACCTCAACGCCGCCACCGAACCGACCAGCGAGCCATGTGCGGGTCGCCTCGGGGATGAACGCGGGGGAGATCTGGCTGGCCGCCTCGTCGGTGTACGACTCAGCTGCGTCGTCGAGCCGCACGGACGCGAGTCCGGCGACCGAGCCGCCCCCCGCGGCGATGTGGTCGAGCCACGCCTTCGCCAGCGAACACGTCAGGTCAACGATGTCCGCCGGAACGGTGGCGAGTCCGTGGGTGTAGGTCACGGTCACCGGGACCGGGCGTCCACAGACGGCCCAGCCGCAGCTGCGCCACAGACCGTTGGGGAGCGTCTCGTAGTCACGCGGACCAAGCGTCGTCCCGTCGATGGACACCGCGGCTACGGAGATGACCGGCCCAGGAAGGCCGAGCAAGTTCCCGTCGCCGGCGTTCACGACGATGGTCGACGTCACTTCGCTAATCGTCGCCCGGGCCGCGTCCCGGATCGCGTCCGATGCGATGGCCAGAGCTGTGTCGAGCCTGTCGCTTGGCTCGGTGATGCCGCGCGCAGAGAGGTCCGCCGTGGTTGCCAGAGGATCTAGAGCCACGACGGACCTCCCTTACGCGTTGAGTGGTGCAGCAGTTCAGGCGAACACGCCGCGCATGACCGCGTGCGACGCCTCGTTGCCGTAGGCGAGCCCGATCTCGCCGTACAGCTGCGTCTTGTCGGAGGCGCCGGTCTTGGCCAGCTCCTCCTCGAACAGCACGCCCTTGCCCTCGACGTTGAGGAACGCAGGCTGGATCTGCTCAAGCGACACGACCGTGATCGCGTCGGCGGGCAGGGCCCGGTCGATCGCGACGTTGAGCGTGCCGAAGTCGGTCACGATCGTGTTGACCGCGACGCCACCGACGTTCCGGGTGCCGGCCAGCGGGTCGGCCTTGCCGTACGCGGCGGCGTAGGCCGCGGTGATGCCGAGCTTCTGACCCGACGGCACGAACAGGGTGGCGGTGCCCTGGTCGCTGATGCCACCGTTGTCGTAGGCCGACTGCAGGAGCAGGTTGACGTCACCGACTGCGGCGACGTTCGCGGCGGGCAGCTCGTAGAAGCTGACCGTCGCGGTGCCGACGGTGATCGCGGCCCCACCCTTGGTGGCGCTGATCTTGAACGACGCCGTGGTGGACACCGACTTCACCCAGTAGGCGCGGCCGGCCACGATGGTCGTCGAAGCGCCCACGTCGGTGAACACAACCTTGTCGTTCACAGCCAGCGAGTGCGTAACCGTGATCGTGTCGGTCGCGGCCGACGCGCCGGTGAGGAGCGTGGAGCCATCCTTCACCTTCGCGTTGGTCGAGATGACGGACAGGAGGCCCGCCATCTGACGCGCGGTGGTGTTGTCCGCCGGGTCCACGCGGACCGCGTTCCAGAACGAGAAGTTCACGTCCCGGGCGATCTGCTTGAGCGCCTGCATGACCTGCCAGGAGTGCTCGTTCTTGACGGGGTTCGGTGTGCCGCCAGCGGCGGAACCGTAGCGGCCGGTCGCAGCCTGCTTGGTGTACGAGGTCGAGACGGCCTCGTGGAAGATCTGCAGGCGGTTGCTGACGTTGCCGCGCACCCGCTCCTCGGCGGTCGGGGCGTCCGCACCCTCGAGACGCGTCCGGATCGACGGGTCGCGCAGGTCGTACTTCTGCCACTCGACGAGCGTGTCGGTGACCTCGCCCGCGTTCCCGAGGCCACCCGAGGCGGACAGGAGCGGGGTGTCGGACGGGGACACGGCGAAGAGCTCGCCGTGGTAGTTCGGCAGGTTGAAGGTCGTGCCGAGACCGGTGATTCCAGACATGGGCGTTTCTCCTATTTCTTGGCGAGTTCAGCCGCGCGCTGCTGCTTGAGCGCGATGGCGAGTTGGACGTCGCCGGCCTTCTGGGCGTCGGCGATCTGTGCGTCGATGGACTTCCGGTCCTCGTTGCGAGGTCCGGCGTCCGCGTTCCCGAACTGGCTGCCTTGCGCTGCGAGATAGGGCTTTGCTGCGACGAGTTTCTTGAGGGCTTCGGTGATCGCGCCCTCGTCGACGTTGCCGTCGTCGTCGACCTCGAACGTGTCGAGGTCGAGGAACTTGTAGGCGTCCTGCGGGTCGGCGAGCAGGCCCTTGGCGGCCGCCTTGACTTCGGATCGCACGATGCGCTGGTTCGCCTTCGCGAGTGCAGCAGCCTCGAGGGCTGCCTTCTCCTGTGCGGCGGTGTGCTCGGCTTCCTTGCCGTCGAGCTTGGCCTGCAGGGCGTCGCGCTCTGCCTTGGCCGCGGCCGCTTCCTCTCGGGCTGCCTTCCGCTCGGCCTTCATGGCGTCGAGCGCCTTCTTGCCTGCGTCGCCGAGATCGGCTGGGGGCGGGTCGTCGGCGGGCACAGTGTCGGCCGGCGGGTCCGTCGCGGGGGGTGAGTCGGCCGGCGGAGTGTCGGCCGGCGGGTCCTCCATGCGGAAGGCGTCGTGACCGAACCGCGCGCGGCTGGCGGCCATGATCTCCTCGACCTTGGCGGCGATGTGCGCGGGGATGACGAACTGACTATTCTGCATGTTGATCTCCGTTGCGGAGTCGGCCCGACGCCTTGCGCGTCAGGAAGTCATCGGATGTAGCCGTAGAGCTTCAGCAGCCGGATCGCGTCGTCGCGATCGCTGGCAAAGGCGTAGATGCTCTCCGGGCGGAGCCGCACGAGTCGGGTGGGGTTGGCCTTGCGCCACGCGGCGCGCTTCGTGGTGCCGTCTGTGGTCGCCTTCACCTTCCGGTCGAACACCTCGGTGCGAAGCGCGGCGGTGATGCCGGGGGCGTTGAGGCCGCGGGTGGCGTTGACGACCTCGACGATGTTCGCGCCGTCGCCGATCGCCTGCAGGTCGGCCTTGGACAGGCCCGGCTCGCGGCGGCGCGTCCCGTTGGGCAGCGTGCGGTGCGTCGCAATGTCGCCGCGGTCGAACGCGTCCTGGGCGGAGGAGATCAGGCCAGCGTCGTGCGCAGCCTGCCAGTTCTCAACGGGCACCATGACGCAGTCGCACAGCGGGTGACGGTCGAACGCGTCGAGGTCCCGGTAGATCCGGCCGGCGAGGATCACACAACGGGCACACGACGGCGGGTTCAGCATCCGTACGTAGTTGGTCCAGTCGGGTCGGCCAACGATCTCAACCTGCGAGGCGGTGCGGCCGGCGTCTGCGATCTCGGACAGCAACAACTGTTCGAGGTCGGCCATGAACGCCTGCGCCTCGTCCCACCATGGCGCCGGGAGCGCCTCGGCGGGTGCCGGGACGTGCCGGTCGATGGTGGCGATGATTGGCTCGGTCAGGGGGAAGCCGTACGACGAGACGCCCATGAACAGTGACGGCACCGTGAGCGGCTGCGAGGAGTCAGCGAACCCTGCAACCGTGTGCGACGCCAGCGACGCGGATGCGAGCTGGTAACCGGCCGTTGTCGCGGCGATCTGCGGCACGGTCGGTTTAGGGGTGGTCGCGAACAGGCGCCGGACCGCAGCGAGGGCAGCGAAGCCGATGCGCCGCTGGCGGCCGTAGTGGCTACGCGCCTGCGCCAGTGTCGGCGTTGCCAACTGAGTCCTTCAGGATCTGCGAGAGGATCGGATCGGTCTGCTCGGTGCGGATCCGGTCGAGCTCCCGGTCGATCTCCTGCTCGGTCATCCCGTAGCGTCGCTCGAGCGTCGTACGCAGCGACATGCCCACCGCCCGGTCCTTCGTCGCTGCGTCGGACACCTGGCCCAGCGAGTGCATCGCCGGGTCCTTCCACTGGGTGAACTGGCGGCCGTCTGCCTCGCGGATCGCGGCGGCGAGGTCGCTCTTTCCGCGAACCTGGGCCATGAGCGCAGCGGTCTCCTTCGCCGCAGGGTTGAAGTGCACCTGCTGGTTCGCGACCTTCGTAGCGAGCGGCACTTCGGCTGCGGTGAGGGCGTCGCCGTTGAGGTTCGCAAACTTCTCGTTGGTCAGCAGGTAGTGGCCCGGCGTCGACGTCTGTGCCGCGATGTGGCCGATGGCCTCAGACACGACACCGGTGAACACGTCGAGCTTGGCCGCGTCCCACTGGGCGATGGTCGGCTGGTTGTTGCCCGAGCCGGGAAGGAACAAGAGCCGACCCTTGGCCAGGTCCTCGATCTTCGCGGGCTTCGAGCCGATGACCTGGCCGTCGGAGTTCAGGATCGGGATCTTCGGGGGCTCGGCACCGAGGACCACCCGGGCGGGCATCGACGCGTGGTCTGCGGCGGTGAAGAGGTACGCCCAGAGCATGTTGATGGCGTTCTGCATGGCCATCGTGCCGGTGATGTCGGAGATGGGCTCGCCACCGAGCAGGGGACGGTTCGGCCACTCGACGAACGAGACCCGGCCGAGCGGGTTCGGCAGCGGCCACACGTCGTCGACCTCGCGCGGCTCCCAGCCGCCGCCGCCCGGCGTGAAGCCCTTGCCGAAGACGTAGATCCCGCCGGGTGTGCGGCCGTCAGTGACCTGCACGCCTGTGTTCCGCTGGAACTTCCACAGCCCATCGGGGAGTTGCAGCGTGGCGTACTCGATGTCGCCCTCGGCCCACGACTTCAGGGCCGCCAGGCGGGTCCGGGTGCCGTCCTGGGAGTACGCGACGACGACCTGCGAGGGGTGCTCCCACGTCACAACCGGCTCGTCGTCGGCGTTGCCCCACACGAACGCGGCGGACCGCTTCGCGATGGTCGAGGTTAGGAAGCCCTGGTTCGACTGCGCACCCAGCTCGTTGCGGTTCCAGTCCTTCCACAGCTGCTTCTCGTCATCAGTGATGACGTCAGTCGAACTGCCGAGACGGAAGCCATCGATGCGCTGTCGGTCGACCGGTGCCCTACCGACAACACCACACCAGTTGTCAGAGAAGCCGTCGTACCGCTTCTCGTGGAAGTCGCGCCACTGCGGAGTGGCGTATACGAGCTTCTGCTCGCCCTCGAAGTATTCGAACGCCTCTGTGATCTGCGGCCGGCGGCCCACGAGAACGGCGTAGAGCTTCTCGACCCACTTCAGGGCCTGGTCGGCTGTCGCCACACGCCCTCCTTCGGGTCAGATGAAGTACGCGAAGTTCTCGCTCACGTCCGGCCATCCGGCCGCCGTCACGTCGCCGTGCGCCTCGTGCGCGAGGATCGATGGAATGGCCATGTCGATCTTTCGACCATCTCCGGGCTTGCGGAGGATGTAGCGGCCCGGCTGGTCAGCGCTCGGGCGCGGGCTCTTGTGCGTGGCGTAGATGTGGTCAGCCGTGATGCCACAACCGTCGTGCCAGAAGCTCGAATCGCTCTTGCCGAGGTCGACGTAGAGCCGTTCGGCCGCCGAGTGCATTTGCGTCGCCCGCTTGGTGTACCAGCGGATGACTACGTCCTCGCCGTACAGCTCGGCCCAGGCGTCGTGCTCGGACTCCCAGTAGGGCGGGTCGCCGTACATCCGGGCCACATAGAAGGTCGACATGATGTGCGCGAGCCCTGCGGAAACCTCGGTGCGCGGCACCTGTCCGGCATGATCGGCGGGGTTCCAGATCATCGCGCGGCCGTCGGGAAACTTCGGGGTGAACTGGTAGCCATCGCGGGTCTCGCAGCGAAAGCCGGTCCAGTCATCGGTGTCCGAGCCGTCGAAGCCGACCACGATCTGCGTCTTCGGCTTCACAGTCACGTCGGGCTTCGCTCGGGAGCTCCACCGGTCCGGCGTCATCCAGACGCCATGGCCGGACTCCGCCTTGTTGCCGTAGAACCTGACCGCCTGACCGGGGTCCTTCTCGCCGATCTCGAGTGCCTCAGCCTCGACCGACTCCGGTGTGATGTGGTCGATGCCTTGGTAGACGTGCGCGAGGATCTTCCGACGTTCGCGCTTGACCCAGAACGAGAACGGCTTCCCATCGGCCCGCCGCAGGCTCACCTCGAGCTCTGGGTTCAGCCAGAACCGGAAGATGTCAGGGCGCTTCGACTCCCACGTGCGCTGTGCGACCGAGTCCTCGCCTGGGTCCCACGGGTTCGTCGTCTCGATCGACCGGCCACCCATGGCGGCGGCACCGCGGCGCTGGGTCTCCGCAGGCTTCCGCAGCTTGTTCGCGTCGGTGTACAGCCCGGTCTCGTCCTGGCCAGCGAAGATGATCGGGTTGCCAAGACGAGACAGCGCCGACGACGTGACCGTCTCAATCTTGCCGTCGTTCGGGAGTCGGGTGAACTCCTCGCCGACGGTGTAGAGGTCCGAGTCGTGGCCGTGCTTCAGCATCGCCTTGAGCGGGTCGTAGACGTTGTCGACCTGGTCCTCGGACGTCGCCATCAGCTGCATCAGCGGTTTTGCCCAGGGCTTGCCCATCGGCTCGCCGGCCTTGTAGACGTACTCCCAGCCACACGGGCAGCCGTGGTCCTCACACGCGAAGACCTCACCGCCCTCGGCCCAGCCGTTGAACAGCACAGGCCCGGCCGCCTGACCCTTGGTCTTCTTCGCCAACCACGGACCCTTGCCGCACTTCTGTGGCCCGACGTACTGCACACGACGGTAGAAGAATGCGGTGTTCAAGTCCCCGAGCTTCGCCGTCGGGCGGATTCGGTACCAGTTGACCGTGACCCACAGCTGCTGCGGGTACTCGATGAAAGGTTCGGGATCGCCGTCCTCGTCACGGTGGACGCCGCGGACCGGGTCGGAGATCACGCCGTGGCGCTCTTCCCAGTCGACAGCGACCCACAGGACCGGGAAGTCGACTACCCAAGTGTCCTTGCCGCCGGTCGAGCGACCGTCAGGTACCGCCGCCACCCTGCACGACCTTCATCCGGTCGCGCGCCGAGGTCTTCTTCGCCGCAGTCTTCTTCGCGGCAGCCTTCGCGGCAACCTGGTCCGCTGCGATCGCCCAGCCGTTCTCCTTGAGCCCGGCCGGCGTCAACCCGATCTGGTCACGGAAGCGGTGCAGTTGCGCGACGAGCGACGCGTTCGCGTCAGGCTCGACCTCGACCACGGTCTTGAGGCGGCAGAACTCCGCGATTGTCGGCCACCGCCACGACTCCCGAGCCCACGCACACGCCTGCGGAGTACGCCACTGCTCGGCCCACACCTCGAGCTCGCGATCACGGAACCAGTCCGACACCGAAGCGTCGACCTCGCGATGCTTCTTGCCATCCTCGAACACCTCAACCCACCGCACGATGCGGGGGAGTGGGAACGCAGGCACCTCGCCGACATAGCCCTCCGACGGGAGAGCGGTCAGGATTAGACCGCGCTGGGCGCTTCGGATCGAAGCTGGGTCAGCAGACGGGCCCGAGCGGTTACGTGCTCCACCCTTCGCCATGCGGATCATCTCCTCAGCAGCGTTGCGCCGCGTCAGGTTCGCCGCAGCCTTGCGCCGGGCGGAAGTTCGTATGCGCGAGGTGGTATGTCGCGCGACCACACTAAAAGTTCTGAACCCTCCGGACTTCGCTGACGCCTCCCCCGCGGTCCCTAGGATCGGGCCGATGAGGGTCCCTCCCCACCCTGTTATGCGTGTGGTGAGATACGGAGGGCGTTGCCTCGTTGGGCGCCGTCGCGGGCGTTGCAGGTGAGGTGCACGATGCCGCGGTAGCCGGTGCGGTCCTCGGTGTGGTCGAGGGCGAGCTGTTGGTGTGGCCACATGCGTTCGTTGCAGAGGTGGCAGCGCTGGCCGTACGCCTCGGGCAGTAGCTCGGCCCTGAGTGCGTCGTGCTCGGCACCGTAGCCACGCTGCTGGCGTGTGCCTCGCGCCTTGTCCTTGGCCCTGCGACAGTCATCGCATCGGCCGTCTCGCACGCCGTGCTCGACGAGAAGGCCACAGCCTGGCTCTGTGCACACGCGCTTGGCCATCAGGCTGAGCGGGGGATTGGCTCGATCTCGCCGGTGGTGAGTCGCCGTACGCCGCGTCGGAAGTCCTGCATGTCGACTCCACAGACATGGTTCGTGCAGCGCCACCAGCCGCACCGTGACGCGGGTTGGGTGCTGTGGGCACTGACCTCGACGTTGAGCTGCGCGCAGTGTGGCCGGAGGTCTCGTCCGCAGCTCGTGCAGGCCGGCGTCTCGACGGCCATCAGATCCCGGCCTTACGTCGAGCGGCCTCGTGCTGTGGCGATCCGGGTGCGCCTCGGCGCGTGCGGGTGTTCGGACTCATGCCGCCCCAGATCCCGTCTTCACGGTGTGCTCCATGGCCCACGTCCGGCACAGGTCGCCGACGGGGCAGCCGGGGCAGATGCGTGTCTTCATCCACTCGCCGTGCGGCCCGCCAGGCTTGGCGGCGGCGGCGTCGACCAGCGGGAGGAGTGACGGGTCGGCGCAGTGTGCGCGTGGTGCATCGACGGGGAGCGGGGTGTTGAGCATGGGCGACCTCCCGGTGTGCGTCGGCGTCGGCCGTTCACCGACGCGCCCGAGGTTCCCGGCTTCCGCCCCGCGGGCCCTGCCGGTCAAGATCGCTGTCCGCAGTCGTGTTCGTGGTCGCGGGCGAGGCTCGGGACCACGAACCAGCGTTGGCAGTGGCGACAGCGCCAGAGGTCGTCGTACTGCTCGCTGGACGCGCGAAGAGGACCCTGCCGCTGGGCATGGTCCTCCGCGGTCAATGCTCACCGCCGTTCGTGGTCGTGTCAAG